CCCCGGCTGGCGTCGTGACTGGAATCGTCAGGGCGACTCAATGACCGGAACGATTAATCAGGATGGCGGAAGCCAGAATGCCTATATGTCTACGGCCTTATGTTCAGGCACCAGAGGCGGCAAAAAATATCTCAGAAAGTTTCGTGGTGGAGAAGGAGACACTATCTGGCATGAAACAGTACAGGGCGGGGTAATTCGCTGGGCGACAGGAAACTATGACGCTCAGGAAGAATTATCACTCAGCTCCGCTTATGGTCTCCGTTCAAGAGGTGAGATTACATCACTCAGTGCTAATGGTCTGCGCATTGCTTATGGCAATTATGGATTCTTTATCAGGAATGATGGCGGCAGCACATATTTAATGCTGACGGCCTCTGGCGATAAATTTGGGACATGGAACGGCTTAAGACCGCTGACTATCAATAACGCCAATGGCGGAGTGTCAATGGGGCATGGCCTGAGTGTTACAGGTGATATTGTCTCAAGTACCAAAGTACGTGCCGGTAGCGGGAAAAAGTTCACGGTCAGCAGCAGCAATACATCCACGAAGGAAGCCGCATTCAATTTGTGGGGAAACGCAAGTCGTCCGGTGGTGGCTGAATTAGGTGATGATGCAGGCTGGCATTTTTACAGTCAGAGAAATACAGATAACAGCATCACTTTTGCTGTTAACGGGCAGGTATCACCATCTAACTATGGCAACTTTGATTCACGCTATGTCCGGGATATTAGACTTGGTGGNACAACATGGACGCATCAGGCTCCATCTGGTTGCGCATATACCGGGATTATCGTTCAGGATACAGGCTCAAACTCTGCCGATAATATTGGTGGTGTTTATTACAGACCAATTCAAAAAAATATTAATGGTACATGGTATAACGTATCGAGTGTTTGATTATGATGCATTTAAAAAATATAAAACCGGGCAATCCAAAAACAAAAGAACAGTACCTGTTAACTAAAAACTCCGGCGTTGTCTGGTTATTCGCTGAAGATGGTAAAAACTGGTATGAGGAACAAAAGAACTTTCAGCCAGACACCATAAAGATTGCATATGATGAAAATAATGTCATATGCGACGTGCAAACGGATGTAACTGCAATTTGCCCGGAAGGAAAAAGTGTTGTCGAGTTGCCTAATATTACAGCAAACCGACGCGCTGATATTTCAGGTAACTGGATGTTTAAAGATGGCTCAGTCATTAAACGTGTGTATACCGAAGAAGAGCAACGCTTGCAGGCTGAAAACCAGAAACAAAGGTTATTACAGCAGGCCAGAGAAAAAACGCAGTTCTGGCAGACCCAGCTTGCATTAGGGATTATCAGTGATTCAGATAAGCAACAACTGATGCGCTGGATGCGGTACGTGCAACAAGTTGAGACCACTGATACCACTGAATTACCCGTTACGTTCCCTGATCAACCAGAATAAACGAAAGGCCCGAATATCGGGCCTTATCGTTATTTCTGTTTATCTAACTATTTGTGATTTGCGTTAAATCAGAACAGTCCCTTAACAGAACTGACCGCACTGTTAAGGGATGACGCCACCTTATCTTTGAAGCCGGACAGCATATCGCTGAACGATGAGGATTGCAGGCGCTCCCGCAAATCCTCATCACAGCGTTCAAGGGTCAGTGAAAATTCTATCTTTTTCGCCTTACCGTAGCGATCAAACTCGGAACGGGTCGTATTCGTTTCAGTCAGCACATACATGCCGTAAATCTGCCCGACACCATCAATCAGAGGCCAGGGGCGTCCTGTATATGCCTGCGTGGTCAGCAACGAAAGCGACACTTCGCCACCTGTAATTTCAGGATAAAGCACGCCGGAAAGCACGATGCGATCATCACCTGCGCCGATATACTGCCAGCTTGCTGAACGGTTAACGCGTTCATTTTTCACATGCCGCCAGCTTTTGTTTTGCTGTAACTGCTGATGCGGCAATGTGCGCAGCTCAAAAACAAACATGCCGTAGATCATCATCATGGCCATGACTCCTCAATCTTTATCGTAAAAACTGCCACGCCCGGCACGGGCGCGCCGTTCCATTTCTGCCCTGACCATTTCGCCAACCAGTTTCGCTAGTTCGCGGGGATTCTGTGTAACAACGTTATGCAGATGAACATGAATTTCACCGCCAAATCCGGAGGCAACAGGCTCCCGGTTACGGGAAGTTGCAGGAACTGATGCCACTGGCGATCGTATAGCCTCCGCCACCGGGCGGGAGCTGGCCGCAACAACAGGGACCAGCGCCGGAGGCAGCGGAGCCGGAACCACGGGTGTGATAGTAATTGCGGGGGCAGGCTTACTGACCTGCGCAATCTTCCGCTCCTGCCACTCCCCACGAACAGCAAGTGCGCGGGGCAGGTTCTTAAAGACAATATCGCCGGGGCCAATGCGTTTTTTCGTCTCATCAACCAGCTTACCTGTGTTATCAGCAATTTTGCTGAGTCTGCGTAGCGTACCGGTATTGTTGTCTATGAGCGGTTTGTTGTCTCTGGGTTTATCGCCTTTTTTGTCGTCGACCTTATCTGACGGGGCCGGGCCGGGAGTCCATGGTTTCTGAACCATTTTCTTGAGAACCGGATCCCATTCCCACATTACAGGAGCCTTTGAAGCGTTCTCTATTTTCTTTCTCGCCCGTTCCGCTTCATCCGGAAGCACTCCGAGCTTTTCAAGTATCCACGCCAGTGAATCCATCAATGCTTTTGTTGGCGTCAGGACAAGCTCTATCGCTCCACCGAGTACCCTGCCGAATACCTCGCCAGCACTGGTACATTTATCCAGCGTTTCCTTGCTGGACTCCATCGGTGACAGCAGCGATTTAAACCAGTTAAAGACCTGAATAATCCCATCGCGCACGACATCAAAAACTGGACCGAACCGTTCAAAGGTTTCGCGCAACGGAGCCAGCCGTTCCATAATCCCACTGAACACCCCTGCATAAAACGCCTTGATGGGTTCCCAGTATTTCCAGATGAGAACCGCCGCAGCCACAAACGCAGCAGCAATCAATCCGACCGGGCTGAACAGCGCCCCGATAGCGCCCCCCAGTAACGAAACGGAACCCGTCACCATTCCCCATAGTGCTGGCAGGAGCCTGACAGCATTCATTGATCCGGTCAGGAGGGAAAAGCCAAGACGCAGTTTTGCCAGCGGGCCAGCAAGCACACCAATAGCCAACGACAACGAGCCGACCGTTGCAGTCATCGCCAGCAATGCCCCACCTGCAATCAGTAGCTGGCGCGTCAGTGCCGGATGGGCCTGCGCCAGCGCCGTCACCTTTGATACCACCCGCGTGAGCCACTGCGTGACAGAACGCAGCGGACCGTCAATCAGATCTGCAATGCGGATGCGCAACCCTTCCCATGCACTGCCGAGTGATTTCAGATCGCCGTCAAGGTTGTTGGCCATAACCTTTGCTGTGCGTTCAGCCTCACCGCGCGCGCCTTCAAGTTCTTTTCTCAGTTTGGGTAAGGAGCCGTCACCCGCTGCATCAACGAGCGCCATAAACGATGTGAAAGCCTCTTCTCCGGCAATGTCCTTAAAGAACGATACCCGGTCAACTTCCCCGTATTTGCGGGTGGCTTTATAAAGGTCGGCCAGTACATCCTCCATCGGGCGCATTTTGCCGTTCGCGTCAGAGACAGCCACACCCAGCTCTTTCAGCGCCTCTGCTGCCGCCTTTGGCGGTGATGCCAGACGAGCCAGGCTGGCACGCATTGCCGTCCCGGCATCACTCCCTCTGATGCCCATATTCGCCAGCACGCCCGCCATCGCAGCGGCCTGCTCCAGCGATATTCCCAGCTTACCCGCCACCGGACCTGCATATTTCATGGTTTCGCCCAGCGCGCGAAGGTCAGTGTTGGTACGGGTAAACGCCGCTGTAAGCGTGTCGCCAACCCGGTCCATCTGGTCAGCAGAAAGGCCGAACTGCGTCAGGATATTTGAGCCAATATCTGCCGTCTCGCCGAGATCCATACCGCCAGCCGTTGCCATGCTCAGCACTCCGGGAAGCGCAGCCTGAATGGCCTGCGGTGTGAAGCCTGCCATTGCAAGAAATGCCTGCCCACTGGCGGCATCGCCTGCAGTGAACTGCGTTTCAGAGCCAAGTTTTAACGCCTGTTCACGCAGCGCCTTAAACTGCGGGCTGTTCTGGTCGATTCGCGTCAGTGCCTGAACGCGGGACATCTCTTTCCCGAACCCGATCGCAGGCTGCAAAAAACGCCCGGCAGCATAGCTGCCAGCCGCTGCCGCACCAATTGCCAGCGCACCACCTGTTTTCAGTTTTCCCGCGGTTTCCTGCGCGCGCGAATACCGCTCACGCGCACGTGTTACACGCGCAAGCGCCTGCCGTTCGCGTTCAAGCTGGTTGTTGTACTGTTCGGTGCGTCTGATGGCCTGCTGGATGGTGTTATCGCTGCCTGTCAGGGAAATGCCGTGGCGTTTCAGCTCTCCGCCAAGCTCCCGCATTTTCTGAATTTCCCGTGTGCGCGATTCATTCAGGCGTTCAAGCCGGGTGCTTAACTGCTGCATCAGCTTTTGTTGTTTTTCGCTGAGCACTGTACCCGTGCGTTGTAACTGATTAAGGGCGTTAAGCTGGCGTCGTGCTTTCAATATGCCAGCATCCGCTTTACCGACAGCGTCACGGGCGCGCTCAAATGAACGCGCCTGACGCTCGAGATTTTTGATCGCCCCCTGCGTTCGCTGGATGGAGTCACCAAACTGCCCCATCAGGCGGCGGGCGTTTTCGGCAGGCCGGGTCAGCCTGTCAACGGCGCTGAAAGCGACCCGGATGTCAAGAGTCTTCATTGTCTGCATTCCCGCTGCGAAGTGCCGCCCGCTCACGCCAGCTAACCACTTCGCCGGGCGTCATCATGAAGATTTCGGCGGGCGACCAGTTAAAAATGGCGGCGATATCTGCCACCAGATCTTCGATGTGCTCAAAGCACACCAGGGTGATTACGCTGCCGTCTCCTGCACGCTCTTCGCGCCAGAGTCTGGCTCGCTCATAAAATTTA